ATTGTAGCTCAAAGAGCTTTACCTTTTGCGTTCCAAGAATATGGACAAGAGAGACAAAGACAATTAGATATTGCTCAAAGAACTCCAAGTTTATTTACAACTGGACAACAGTTAGAACAATTACAAAGAGAGTATCAACAAGCACCTTTTCAAGCATTACAACAATATGCTGGTCTTGTTACTCCAATCGCTTCAGGATTACCTACTCAAACTAGAGATGTTCAATCTCAATCTAATCCATTAACATTAGGATTAGGTGGAGCATTAGTTGGTTCACAAGTTTTACCAAGTATATTTAGTGGACTATCAGCTGGACAAGGAGCTGCTTATGGTGGAATCGGTGGACTTGGTTTAGGATTATTAGGATTATTATAATATGGGTGGTGTTGTTGACGCAATCGGTGATGTTGTCGGCGGTGTAGCAGACGTTGCTGGTGATGTAGTAGGCGGAGTTGCTGATATTGCCGGAGATGTTATTGAAACTGTTGTTGATAATCCAGAGCTTGCATTAATTGGTGGGATATTTGCAGCACCATATTTAGCACCAGAATTATTTTTCGGTGGAGCGGCAAGCGCTGGTGGTTTAGGAGCTGGTTTAATAGCACCAGAAGTTTCTGCACTTGCAGGTTCTCTTGGTGGATTAGGAACAAGCGCAGGTTTAGGTGGATTAGGCGCAGGTTTAATTGCACCAGAAGTAGCAGCTTTAGGCAATTATTTTGGAGCTAGTAAATTACCATCTTTAGATTTTATAAGTTCATTTATTCCAAAGACACCTGCTGATATAGCTAAAACTTTGGGTCAAGCAGCTTTATTAGGCGGCGCAGCAGCAATACCACAACCACAAATTCCTGAAGTTGACATGAACATACCACCAAGTAATGTTCCACAGTATGGTACAGGAAGAAGTATTTTTAATGCCTATAATTCTGCTAAAGGAAATATAAATAATATTTTATATCCACAAGGATTATTAGGAACACAACCAAGAACAGCAGGAATATATTCTGACTATTTACAACAACAAGGATTATTATAATGGAAAATTTATTAGAGCTTTTAAGAAAATATAATATGACAAATGCAGATGTATTATCTACTTCTGGTTCTCCACTTGCTACAACAAATCTTTCAAACGATGAAATGAATATTGGTGTATCTCAAGGCATGGGATTAGATAATGAATCATTATTAGGTTCTGATAAACAAACTAACAAGACATTAAGTTTAATGGGATTACTTAGTAGTCCAGAAGCATTAACAGGATTAGGTTTAATATCAGCTGGTATGAAGGGTCAAGGTATTGGTGAAGCTGCATTACCATCTTTTGTTGAAGGATTAAAAATATCTTCAGCTGTAAAAACATTAACTAAAGAACAAGAGCAAGAAAAAAATATCGCTGCCTTTGCTGATAAAGTTCCTGAACAATATAAAGAATTATTTAAAGCGTTTCCAAGAGAAACAATGAAATTATTATTATCTCCTAAAACTCCAACGATTAGTGGAGAAGCATTAAAAGTTGCTCAGAAATTACAAGGTTTAGATAAAAATGAATTTAATAAAGTATTTAACAGTCTTTCAAAAGTTGAACAGGATTTATATAATAACCAAATTCTTGGCAGACAAGATGTTCTTTCTAAATTAAATATTGATTTAAGCCAACCTCAAAATGAACCTACTCAAGTAAAAAAAACAACAGGTAATATTCCTACATTAGAAGAGTATGTTTCAAAAAATAAAACAGCTAATCCTTCATTTAGTGAAGATTTTTTAATTCAAAAGTATAAAGAAAAATACAACATACAATAATGGCAGAAAATTTTATAGATGTTTTTGATGATAAAAAAAAATCATCAAACTTTGTAGATGTTTTTGAACAAGAAAAACCTTTTAAAGATGTTTTTGAAAAAACACAATTAGAACCTTCAAAAGGTTTAATAGATTCCATGTTGAATCTATATAAGAAAGCTGATGAAATTAAAGAAACTGAAGCAGCAAAACCGGTTGATTCTGAACCAAAAACAAAACCTGTAATTGATGTAACTTATAATCCATATAAAGATTACGATAAAAATTTTATTAAACAATTAAAAAATGTTACAGTCGGTGCAGCAAGAGATACCGCACAAGGTTCAATTGATGTATTAAATTTTTTATTACCAGGCGATCCATTAAAAGATGTTAAACTTCCTCAAGTTGAAGAACCATCTAATCTTGGTTTGTCTATTGCAAGAGATTTATTAGGATTTGCTTTTCCTTATGCCGGTCTTAGTAAATTACAAGCTATTACAAAAATACCACAAGCAACAACAAAGGTTGGTAAAATTGCTCAAATTACTACTAAAGGCGGATTTGCAGAACAATTAGCTTTTTCTCCTTATGAACAACGTCTATCAAATTTAATTGACCAATATCCTTCTTTAAAAAATCCAGTAACAGATTATTTAAAAGCAGATAATGAAGATGATGAATTTACTGCTAGACAAAAAATGTTTATGGAAGGTGCTATACTTGGAATACCTTTTGAATTACTAGGTGTTGCATTAGGAAGAGGTAAGGTTAATAAATTTGTAGAACCATCTAAAGAAGCAGATACATTAACTAAATCTGTAATGAAAGCGGAAGCTGATAATGTAAGTCCAAATACAATTTATTCTCAAAAAGAACAAATTGAAGGTATTGAAAAAATTGATATAGCTCCAAAATCAAAAGAAGAACTATTAAATATTCAAGCACCAAAATTTGAAAAAACACAAGTTGACATTGAACAAGTATTGGGTGCAAAACCAAGAACTCTTGAAGGTGTAGATTTACCTCAAGCAATTACTAGACCAGCAATAAAACAAGAAGTAAATCAAAATGTTTTAAATGCTGCTGAACAATTATTATTATCAGGTAAGGTAAGAAGAAATCCTAATTTAAGATTAAATGAACAAATAGCTGATTTGATTGTTACAGGAAGAATTGACGATCAAACATTTACTAAGATTTTAAAAGATAACAAAATACAACTTAATGAATTTGCAAGATATTTTGGTGCAGATAAATCAGATGCTGGTAGAACATTACAATCTCTTTCAGTTATTCAATCAAAAATTAATAAATTAAATAAAGTTCCAAATGCAAATACAGCTTATGACCAGGCTGTATCAGCTTCTGGAGCTGATGAATTTGTTCCTACGACTGGTCGTTGGAGAAGAGCGGATAACATTAGAAGAGGATTATTAACTGGACAAGTAGCTACCGCAGTAAGAAACTTTCAAGCTGCTATTGGTAGAGTAGGAGTTGATGTTTTAGAAAAAGGTTTGGATGTTGCTCTTAGATCTGCTTATAGATCTATGAGTGGTGGTGCAATGCCAAAGAAATCTTTATCAAATCCAATGACTGCTTTTGAGGGATTTTTAAGTATCTTTAGACAAGTTGATCCTAAAAATTATAAATTAGTTAAAGAACAAACTGATAATATTCTTTCTTCATTTCCAAAAGAACAGGATAGATTATTTTTAAGATATAGTTCTGATATAGTAGAAAAATCTGGTGGAAAAGATTTATTAGGCAAGGGTGAAAAAGCAGTTCATCTTGTTAATTTTTTTAACAGACTACAAGAATATATTGTTAGAAGAGCGGTGTTTCAATCTTCTTTAGATGAATTAATAAGAAACAATCCTAAACATTATTCAAATAGAAAATTAGCACAAATTATAGCTGACAATGATTTGAATATTTTTAAACAAGAAGATATTGCTGCTGCGGTTGAAAAAGCATTAGAAGTTACTTTTGCAAAAAACTTTAATCAAGGCAAAGGTATTTATGAAGGTATTGCTGATTATTTTATTAAATTAATAAATAGACTTCCTTTTACAGCTTCGCTTGCAATACCATTCCCAAGATTCATAATGAACTCTTTAAAGTTTCATGCTGAATATAGTCCATTAGGTTTCTTTAGGTATTTTTCTGATGGTGAAAGACAAGCATTTGCCAAAGGTAATACAGCTGGAATGAGCAAAGCTATTATTGGATCTGGAATGTTACTTGCAGCTTATAATTTAAGACATCAACCTTATGCTGGGGAAAAATGGTATGAATTTAAAATTGGAAATAGAACTATAGACTTTAGACCATTTAACCCATTCGCTGCTTATTTGTTTGTTGCTGATGCAATGAAAAGAACAAAAGAAGGAACATTATCTAATTTAGATTTAAAAGGTTTTGTTAATGTATTTACCGGAGTAAGAGGTGGAACAGGATTATATTTAATTGATAGATTTATTGACGGTGTTACAGGTGTTAATCCCAATGTAGATTTGGCAAAAGAAATTAATAAAATTGCAGGAGAGACAATTGGTGGATTATTTGTTCCATTACAAACTGCTCAAGATGCTATTGCTCAATTTTATCCTGAGATGGCAATTGTAAAAGATGCAAGTGGAAATCCAATTAAAGATAATATACAAAAAAGATTACCATTAAATAATAATTTACCACCTGTTGTATCTTCAACCTCAGTTATTTTTGATGAGAATGGAATACCAAGAGCAGCTCCAATTAAAAGAGAAGAACCTTTAGCAAGACAACTAACAGGAGTAAGCGTTATCTCAGCAAAAAATTCAGCAGAAAAAGAATTAGATAGACTTGGAATACCTGCAAGAAAAATATTTCAATCTACTGGAATACCTGAATTAGATGTTGCTTATAAAAATGCTTTAGCTCCACAAATAGCTATTGCTTTATCAAAAATTGTTGAAGCGCCAGCATATCAACAACAGACTAATGCAAGAAAAATATTTATTGTAGAACAAGTTTTAAATGATTTTAGAAAAAATGCTACGCAAGCTATTCAAAATAATGAAGGGTTAGCTCCGTTTATTTTAAAATATGAAATAGAAAAAATACCATTATCACAAAGAAGAATACTAGATGAGACTTTAGGCAAAGATTATTTAAAAGAACTTATTAGGAATTATGTAAAATAACATGAGTACACAATCACAAAAAAACAACGAACAGATACTTATATTGAACGGAAAGCTAAAATTACTAGACCAAAAGATTGATTTATTAATGAATAATCATCTGAAACATATTGAAGATAAGATCAATACCATATATAAGGTGTTATGGTTAGTCTTAACACTAAGTATAGGGGCAGTAGCAGATCTAATAGTAAGACTGTTAGCCAATTAAGTAAAAGTGCTATAGGTGCTATATCAGAATATGAAGCAATTTGTTCTCTTGTCAAACAAGGATATATGGTTGCAAAGTCAATTGATCCACAATGTATCTTTGACTTGGTTGCAATCAAACCAAATGGTATAGTAAGATTAATAGATGTTAAAACAAAATCATATCGTAAAAAAAACAATCATAATATTCACAGATCTCCAAATGAAAAACAAAAACAACTTGGTGTTGAACTAATGATTATTGACACAAAACAAATACTAACAGATTTAAAACATAACCAAGAATTATCTAAAGAAAATAAACTTACAGTTGAACAAAACAAATATAAGAAAAACAGAAAAGAACAAAAATGTTACAAGTCATTTAAAGATTTAGTTGATGTTTTCAACAACAAAGAAAAGATGGATAGTATCAAGTAAGTGCATTAATTACCTATACAATGATATAGGTTGTGTCTTATTAAATAATTGTAAATGTATTATGGATTATAAAGCGGTTAAAGAAAGAATTAAAAAACATGAGGGGTTTAGAAATACTGTTTATTTAGATTCATTAGGCAAAGCCACTATCGGTTATGGACATTTGTTAACTGAAGATGATGATTTTGAAGAAGGTATTCAATACGATAAATCTTTATTAGAAGTTTTATTTGATAAAGACTTTAATAGATCAGCTTATAATGCAGAACAATTATTAGAAGGCATTGATATTTGTGATACTGCAAGAGAAATCATAGTAGAAATGGTATTCCAATTAGGTATTGGTGGGGTTTCTAAGTTTAAAAAAATGTTTGAAGCATTACGAAAAAAAGACTATAATGAAGCAGCAGAACAAATGTTAGACTCTCAATGGAGAGTTCAAACGCCAAAGCGCTGTGAGGAATTATCAAGTCTCATGCGTTCTTGTGCATAACCACTAGATAAAAATATGTTACCAGCACTAGGTGCAATAGCACCATTAGCAAAAATACTATTCAGTACGATTGAAAAATCTATTCCTGATAAAGACTTACAAGAAAAATTAAAAGCACAACTTAATCAACAGTTGTTGCAATCAAGCACAGAAGAATTAAAAGCAGCAGCATCTATCGTAGAAGCTGAAGCTAAATCAGGTTGGTTCTCTGCATCATGGAGACCATTATTAATGTACGTTTTAATATTTGTTTTGGTGTTCAATTATATCTTTGCACCAATTATTAAAATGATTACAGGCATTGTTGTTGGTTTTGAATTACCAGGAGATGTTTGGACATTGTTACAAATAGGATTAGGCGGATATGTTGTTGGTAGATCTGGTGAAAGTATTGCTAGAAGTTTAGCTAACAAACAATCTAATAAAGAATAATGAATATATTTAAGAAGATAAATAACTTTTTAAAAGAATACATTACATTCAAACATGAACCCCTAAGATACAAAAGAGTTATAAGATTTAAAAAAGTAATTAAGAAAAAAGGTTATAAAAAATAAGATGAGAAAGAACATTATACTAACAACTATAGTTTTAATACTATGCTTAATCACTAGTGCATCATCTCAAACAACTACACAGAATAATACTTCTGGTAGTAATACTTCTATTACTGGCGGATATACTTCTTCCAGTTCTTCAACATACGAATCAGGTTCTTCATCTAATTCTACTACAACATCTAATTCTACTACAAACGCCTATTCAGGAGACACAAGAGTTGCAGCAACGGCATCTGCACCTGCAATGTCTGCCTTCTCACAAGATTTATGCGTTGTCGGATATAGTGGTGGAGTGTCAACATTCGGAGTAGGTATATCTGGTGGAAGTTATACTAGAGATGAGAACTGCGAAAGAATTAAACTATCAAAAGTTTTAAATGATCTTGGAATGAAAGTAGCTTCTGTTTCTATTCTTTGCCAAGACCCAAGAGTATTTCATGCTATGGAGAACTCAGGAACTCCATGTCCATTTGAGGGTAAGATCGGCGCTGATGCAACTGCGCAATGGTTGAAGTATGATAAGCTAAGACCAGATTATAATTTATATATTGAGAAACTAAAAGTAATTGAAGAAACAAAAAAGCAGGAGTCTTTAACCGAAAAAAAGTAGTTGAAGATATAGACGCTTGGTACGAAGCAAAAGAAAATTCATGGTCATTTTTTATACCTTTATTATTTGGCTTATTACTTCTGTAGTTTCTTTCTCTCAAACAACAACAACTTCTAATTTAACTCCAAGTACATTCACAACTGCTAATGGTTGGAGTGGAACTAATCTTTATTCTACTCATGGTAGCGGAACAATAGCAGGGGTTAGTGGAAAATATATTGAAAATACAATTTCATTATCTACTGTTGGATTATCTAAATCACAAATCAATGAAGGTTTTACCTCTACTCAAGGTGCAGATATTTGGTTTTGGTCTGGCAATCCAAATCAAAATGTAACCATGACACAAATTATCACTAATGATAACGGTGTATCTACAACACAAAATAGAACAGTTAACTTTACTAATTCTTATTTTAATAATTATTTAAACGTAGCTGTTATAGATAAAAACTTACAAAACAATTACAGCATTACAAGTAGATTTTCCTTTTATGAATCTACAAATTCTCCATATCATTATGCTGCTGATTTAATTAATCCTTCTTTGACTGTTACCTATGTAACAAATCCCTTGCCACCCATTACAATAACTCCCATTGAAATTTTAAGTCCAGTTATTCAGCAAGTTACAATTACAGAACCTGTTGTTGCAGCAATTATTGAATCTCCGGTTATAGAATCTCCTGTTGTAGTTCAGCAATCTTCTGAACCAACAAAGATTAATGAAACAATTCAGTTAGTACAACCAGCGCCAGAACAAACAAAACAATCCACAGAACAACCTAAAGAAGTTAATAAAGAACAAACAGAGAACAAAGAAGAGTCAATCAAAGAACAAAAATCTTCAAAAGAAGAGTTACCCACAGGCAAAGATACTACTAAAGTTTCTTCAACTGAAGAGAAACAAAGTGTAGGCAGTACACAGGTAGATGCCAAAGCGAAACAACAATTAGATAAAGTAGAAAAAGAATTAAAAGGTGTAGATACAAAAGTGAAGTCAGTACAAGAAATAAAAATTGACGCATTAAAAAGTAATCAACCTAGTTTAAGTATGTATGAGAATAAACCATTTTATATATCAAAGCAAATGGTAGGTGTTCCTAATCCTGATTTCTTTAATCAATTACAACTGGAACAAAAAGCCATATATGTTAATGTTAATCTAAATAGTTATATAAATAAAGATCCATTGGTAGCTAGACAGAATATGTTAAAACAAATACAAGATGAAGAAGATGATATTATCATCCAATTAGAAAAACTAAGAAAGACAAAAGGTTAATATGTTTGATAAAATAAAAAATAATTTAAAAGAGATTATAGCAACAGTTGCAATCATTGGTACTATTGGTGGTGGATTTATTAAGTATGGAGAGATCATGTCAAAGATTGATAGTATTGATCCTGCTAAAGCTGGTCAGATTAAACAAGACTTGGCTATTGCACAAAAAGAAATTGAATTACTAAAAGTTCAAATGAAAGAACTTAGAGCAAGCTCATCTAATCCATTAGCAAGATAATGGTTGTTTATAGAGGAGAGAAATTCTCCGGATATAATAAACAGAAAAGAACTCCAGGAGAGAGAAAGAAGTTTGCTGTTCTTGCTAAGAAGGGTAACCAAGTTAAGTTAGTTAGATATGGTGATCCTGAGATGAAGATTAAAAAATTTATATCATCAAGAAGAAAATCTTTTAGAGCTAGACATAATTGTGATACAGCTAAAGATAAGTTCACAGCTAGATATTGGTCTTGCAAAAATTGGTAAATGGCTAAGAAAAAATTTAGACTTCAGCATGTAGGGTTTTGTAAATCTTGCGCTGTTGAAATTATTAATACAGATTCATTTGTTATCTACGCAGATAGAAACTGTCAGCATGTAAGCTGCATGGAGAAAGAATATAAAGATGGCATTTCTAAACCACAACATCCCAGTTTGGAAAGCAAAGATCAGACTAGAGTTTCTATATAATAAAGAAAAACATATAGGAGAAGAAGAGGATTGTTTAATCCATTCTATTACTACATTAGAAGGTAGAACTCCTTTGTTTAATATCTTGCTGCCTAATGGTGCTAACTATGCAAGACTTCCAATACATGCTTTCTTTTCAGACAAGTATAATAGAAGTGAAGTAAAAGATTTGCAGTTAAAAGACTTGGCTTATTGGGATTGTTTATCTTACTATGCAGGTATCATTGAGTATAATGCGTTAGCCACTTCTCAATGTAAGTTCTTAGACAGAGATAATAAAATGCACAAAGCTAATTATTTCTTTAGTATTGATTACGCTCAACCTGACATGTCTTTCTTGAACGTTACATATTCAGAGGTATCGCAAGAGCATAAGCATCATCATATCTTGGAGATAGATAATGATGATATATGGTGCGGAAACTTTGCCTTAATGCCCAATAACCGAATTTTATTTAATCTTCCAAACTTTACTGTTAAAGATGGAGTACCAGATTATAAAGTTAATTTGGATTATCCAAGTGTTGAGACTGACAGTTGGAAAACAACTAATGATGATAGTCAATTTTATAATACAAAGGAGTAACTATGCCGCTAAGTAAAAAGGGAAAAAAGATTATGAAAGAAATGCAAAAAAATTATGGTAAGAAAAGAGGAGCTTCTGTATTCTATGCATCTTTTAATAAAGGAATAATTAAAGGCGTTAAAAAATAATTTAATATAGGGAGTCTCAACGAAAAACTCCCTATACTTCTACGCTAGATAAAAACAAATATAGACACTTTCAAAATTGACATAGTCAATATTCATTTGGCAGTCTATTTCTCCAATTGAATTCATTAATAATTAAATTTTTTTATACAATACCTTTAACACTCTGCGCTTCTTCTTGCTATCATAATATCCATGATAACCTACTATCTCTCTTTTTTTAGTCATGTCTCTCTCCTTAGTTGTTTCACAACCTACAGTACGCATACCAATTATTCTTTAACTGGCTATATCTTCAAACTCTAAATCCTTCATACCAAGTTCGTATGCAGCTTTTCTTTTCTTCTCTGCAACTTTAAGCGCTTCTTCTTCTAACTTCTTTTCTTTTTCAAGTAGAGTATAATAACGCTTTTCTATCTTGACTTGTTTTTTAGGATCGTTTTCTTTATCCATTTTTTTCTTTTTCTTTTACTTGTTTAATGTTGGCAGAGATAAATTTAACATTAGTAATCTCTAAGTCTTTTATCTTGCCAGGTTTTTCTGACTTTGCAGCAACTTCCACATCATCAAAAATCTCTTTAAACTTTGCGTTGAATTCGTAAAAATAAGTTTTTTCAAATTTCATTTACCGGATATATTTCGTTGACTTTCAAAGAACTTATCTTTGTTAGTTGTTGATGACTTAGTTTAATCTTTCTCTGAGGGTATCTTACATCCTTAGATAATAGATTAGCTCTAGCCAAATCATTTACGATTGCATTGGATCTACTTCTAGTAAAGCCAAAGCGATTGCCAATCTCTATTAAAGTGGGGGAGTAGTTCTTTTCTTTAACAAAGTTAGCTATGTAATTTAATACATCTGCCTTGACTTTACTTAGAAATATATAGTCTTTGCCATTCTTCTTATTCATTTTTTATCCTTTGGAAATAAACTATGAACATTAGAATGTTTATAAGAGTCATTACCTGAACTCTTAATAGTATCTAGTTCTAATAATAATTGATCCAAAAACCATTTGCATTTTCTTGTATCTTCAATGGCTTTCTCTAAAGTAAAACCATTCTTACTACCAAAACGCATAATGTATTTCATTATAGAAGCTCTAAGATAACCAACCATTTCTGCTTCAGATAACTGAGAGCATATAGCATGGATAGTCTCTATTGATTTGTTCTTATAATGACTTGGATTAATATTATCGCTCATAGATTAAAACGGCATTTTATCTTTTGTTGACTCTTTAAACGGATTTACTTTAATAGAAATATCCGGTGCTTTCTCATTCTTTTTAGCTGTATTAATCCAACCAGAGATAGACCATTTCTTTCCATCAATCATTCCGCTACCTGTATATTGTGGGTCTTGTTTCCCTTCTCTACGCTTTGCATTTTTCCATAGAGAAAGCGTATTATCATATTTATTATCTGCCATTGTTACTCCTTGTTCTTACTGTTTGCTCTGCTTTTTTTCTAGCTTGTAGTATTGTGTTGTAGAAGTCTTGATCTTCAACTTGCATAAAACCTAGCTTCTCAGAATACTGCGACCAAATTTGTTGCAAGTTCTTTTCTAATATTCCAGGTGTTGTTGAAAACTTTTCTGCATCTTGTATCTTAGTAATAATGTCGTCTCTAGCGTCATCTGTAGATTGAGACTTAGATTGAACATAAGTATTACTAAAATTCTGTACTGGATTTGATTTAACAAAATCATTCATCTCTTCAAAGGTTGCTAGCTCTGAACCTGCGAACCCTGCTATACCTAAAGCTCTTCCAATAGATACTGATTCTATCTTCTCAAATTCTTTATCTTTCTTTACTGTCTGTTTAGAATGTCCAGTTCCAATTAACTTTCCATCTAAAAAGATTTCTGTTTGAAACATTGCCATACCATCTGGGTATGTTGTTGTTGTCTTAACGCATAGTCTCTCACCAAACTTTTGTCTTACAAAGTTTAGTCTATCAACTACTTTAAGATATTTTCTACCTTGAATATTAATGAAACTGTCTTTAGTATTTTCACTAAATTCCTTGATAGCGTCTATCAGGTTTATGCTCTCCATCTTTTCTCCTTTGTTATTGTTATTCGTTTTCATATCCCAAATAAATGTCTTATTGTTTCAACTGCAACTAATGCAAGCATAGCAATAATAAACATTTCAAATCTATCGTTTCTCATTTTTATAATAATTTAAAAATCTAGTTATATATTCT